CGACACCCAACACATTGACCGCAAGGCAATGATAACGATCGACTAATGTCGAAATATCGCCTTTCGCTAAAAACAACCTGACCATCAACTGTTTGGTATGCCGCTATCGGATGATAACATGGCAATTACAGCCTCCAGCCACCACGCATAGGGTTCATACGCATATTAGGGGCTTTTGTACGCCGTACGTTGTGTTTAAAATGCCGTGCCGACATCTTCTTATTTACAGGTTTTCTACGTAGCATAACTTCTCCTTGTGGTCTTTGGTGTCACCTAGCACAGTTACATCAAGTAAATCACTGTGCTTCGGCGGGTTTCACCTCGCCGACCGGTGTTTCTGTTATTACAGAAATGGGCTTATCGATCAAACCTAATTTGATCGCTTCATCACGATTTTCTTCATTTCCAAGAAAATCTATTAATTTAGCGGGATCGTTATCAAAACGAGCCCGCATCTGGGCTGGCAAATCCATGAACTCGTCTTGCGCAGCCAAAACGGCGTTAACCGCCGAATGATAATCTAATACCCCTGTAAAATCCCCATACTGGGGACTTATTGTTTGTCCTGGCAATTCGCCAGTCAAACCAAATTGACGGACAATATAATTTATGTCCGACTCATCCTTAAAATTCTGCTGAGCCAAACTCGGGTCTGAACAAGCCAGACCAGTCTCATCAGATACTTTATCTACATCATAATTATATGGTGTACGTAAAAAAGGAACTTTTTTATCTTTCATTTTTTTCCAAACTTACCACGTTTAGGGTTATAAGGCTTATTAGAAGGTTGTTGTACAACTTCTTTAGGCCTAAACATGTTGGCAGCATCGCCAACAATTTCTGTTACTTTTTTACCAGCAGCTGCAGCACTTGCTGCATTCTGAGTTAACTCTTTCATTTCATAACCACGTGGATAATCAATAAAATATTTTCCTTTAGATCTAGCTTCAGGCACACCGCCTAACCTCGCAATCATCTCATTTGTGCGGGTTAGGGTCTCCTGAGCATTTGCATAAGTCCTTTGCGCTGATAATAATGCAGTCGCTTCTCTTAATCGAAACTCTTCTTGTATAAGATTCTTTGTTTCTTGACGAATCTTAGGATCTTGTAACAATTTAATTGCAGTATCAGCACTTAAATTTCTAACGTTCTCTTGATTAACCTCAACTTGCGAACGTTTTAACGCTACATCTTCTCCGATCAAAGCAGTACCTAAAGTATTGCTTATATTACTTGTAGGACTTTTAAATTGAGCTTGTTGACCAACCGCTGATGCTCCAGACGGCGTACCGGCTCCACCTTGAGTATAAGCTAGCATGGGATTAAGTCCAGCAGCAGTTAAATCCTGAACCGCAGTTTGATACTGCGTAGCTCTCATACGTTCCTGAAAATCCATCTGTTTTTGTGCTTGTTCAGCACTAAAACCTTGAGCTATTTGTGCCTGTTGGGCTTGCATACGATTAGTTCTTTCTTGCGAAAGAAAATCTAAACCAGCCGTAGCAATACCCATAGGCACTTGACTAATAGCATTAACAATACCGCTAAAAAATCCCATATTAAAAATGATCTATTAAACCAGGGACACTATACATTGGCATAGGTCTTGCCATAGTAATATCAAAAAATGAATCAAATAGGAACTGCTGACCATTGGCAGCAGCACCCACAGCTACCACACGTGAAACTGGGGGTGTTTCTTGTATAAATGTACTGTTTAAAGTTGGCAAACTTGTAAACTTCTGAGCCAAATGCCAAGCATCTAACGTACCAGTCGTAGTACTTCTAAACAATCCAGTAATCTGCGATGGCTTGTAACGATATTCGGCCCAACGCTCTTGATATCCGAATACATCGTTATCTGTACTTGCACCAGTCGCATAAATCTCTTTATTCAACACTGCTTGCTCACCTAATGTGGCAAAAGCAGGGAAATAAAAATCATAACGTGTCGATCTACTCCACATACGTGGTAAACCTTGCTGATAAGTTAAATCAGCACGTACCGACACTAACCCAATAATAACTCCATGTTCTACAAAGCTTTGCGTAAAGCCATGACCACTTGCGAGTGACGTGCCCATAGCCGCAAGATTACCCAAAACTGTAGAACCTCCAGAAAGATTGGTCGCACTTGTCTGGGCAATAGGATTGATATTAACAACAGTGGAACCGCCACCAAGATACTCAGGACGCTGCAAACGAGCGTCTGGACTAATAACTCCAAAATGAGCGCGAATAATTTCAGTATAACGTGTACCTCCACGAGCATCCCTTTCCAATAATTTTTGAATCTGAAACGACTGACGTAATTGATTTACTGTCGCTGCAGTTGCTTGAGATAAATCTGCATATAATCCATCAAACGCAGTTACAGGACTTCCATTTTTATAAAATGTCCATCCAGCACCTAATGAACCAGTAAATGCATTTGCACCATAAGATTCAGGGGTAATTGCTTGACCACCACCTGAACCATTATTCCAATATGATTCAGCTACTACAGGTGCAGCGGTTCCTAAAGGTAAAGTTACTGAAGCACCTTTTTGTGGCCATGGCAAAGCACTTGTAAAATAATCGTGTCGTTTACCACGACGTAATAACGCATAATCAGTATATGTATCTGGACCGTCATTTACATGAACAGTCACAGAATTCTGCATATTCTGATCTCTAAACCACTCGTTATAAATTAAATTATATGCACGTGGCCAAAAAGCACACACACTAACAGTATTACCAGTACCTACTTGTCCAACAGTAGGTAAACCCATATAGTCATATAAACCACCCGTTGGGAACCCATTGGCGGGACTTACAATTTGGGGAACAGTATAAGATATCGAATCACCTGGATCCTCTTGTTCTCCCATAAACTTCTGCCAATTCTTCCAAATCAAACGATTGGGAACAAAGAAAAAGAAACTATCCAAATGCATGTTATCCATAATTGGATATAAAGGCGTAGCCAGACGGGCAAATGCCGTCATCTTCAAATTAAACGTATCGCCGGGTAGTACTTCATCAACATAAACAGGAATTAAATATCCAGCATCAAAAGTTGTCTTATGGGTCTTTTGTGCTTTAAACCGACTGCGGGGAATATCCGCCTTCGGAATCATTGCAAATTGATGAACATCTACCGAGCGATTACGAAACATACTATCTCCTTAAGAATTACTTAATTTTTACATCTTTACCGCGAACTATAACACTAGGGTTATCCCTAATCTCATACTTACCAATTGAATCATCAAATACACCCAATTCATATAAATCAAAATCATCTGGGTGATTAAACAACTGGTTGTCCTTATCTTCGCGATTAACTTCATCTGTAAAACTTCTAATTGCAACGCCAAGCGATTGCAAATACATTGGACGGCCAAACGCTTCCGCTGCCGTATCTCTAACACTAACTATAACTGAAATCATATTAACTCCTAAATTAACTCACGTTTTAACATATTTACACGGGCTTTAGTTATCGTTTCCTTAACTAACAACCTTTCGTCCGTGTTATCTTCAAAATTCGCTTTTGCTAACTTCTCTCGCTTAAACTGAATTTCTTCCCATTCAAATGGGGACTCTTTTGAATACTTCAAGTCATAATATTTAGGTGGCCGAACCTTTCGGCCGTTTATTACCACATAGTCATGTGGATAAACGTCCGATTTATATTTTTTAAACCATTCATAACCTATTCCAGGTTTCAATGACATCTTATTAAACTCGGACTTCTTCTCTAATACTTCTCCGGTCTCTAAATCAGTAAATTTGTAATGTTGGTCATGCTTTCCTTGACCAGTTACCTTCTTCATAATATATCTGGCAACATACGCAGCAGACTCAAAATTTACATCTCCGATACTCGAAAAACCATACTCCCATAACTTTTCAAGTTCTTTGGATCTAAAAAGCTTACTTCCACTTCCTGTTTGTTTCCAGTACTGGCGATCTGAAAAATCAAATCCGAATATACAGGCATGGAAATGAGGTCTATCAAACTTTTCACCATATTCTCCGCACATGTAAAATCTAATCTTAGCGCCATACTTTTTGCGTAACCTTTTCATAAACAATTGAAAATCACGATAATGCAACGATCGATCTTTAGGTAAAGATGCGTCGTTATACGTTAACGTGATAAAACAATTCTTCTCATGAAGCTTTGCTTCATGTAAACATCGCATAGCCCATTGACGGCTACGCTCTAACCGACACCCAACACATTGACCGCAAGGCAATGATAACGATCGACTAATGTCGAAATATCGCCTTTCGCTAAAAACAACCTGACCATCAACTGTTTGGTATGCCGCTATCGGATGATAACATGGC